ATGCCACTCACAGACACCCGCGTTAAAAATGCCCGCCCACAGGATAAGCCCTACACGTTGCAGGATGGACAGGGGCTTTATCTCGAAGTCAGACCTACCGGCGCTAAATTCTGGCGCTATCGGTACTGGCTTACTCCAACCAAAGACGGCCGATACACTATCGGCGAATATCCGTCTGTTTCCCTTTCCGATGCGCGCCGCGAGCGCGAATGGGCCCGCGAGCAGGTTAAGCGCGGGCTTAACCCCACAGACGTTAAAAAACAGCAACGCCAGCGCGCCGAAATCGAATCGGCCAATACGTTCGAACTTGTGGCTAAAGAGTGGATTGAGAAGAAGCGTCCTACCTGGACGAAAGGAACCTGTGAGCAGGTAGAAAACTTTCTGGCGATAAACTGCTATCCGGCATTCGGTAACAAACCAATCCGCGATATCACTGCGCATGAAATTCTTGCGGTGTTAAAAAAGATGGAGAGCCGCGGATCGACGTCTTCCGCGTTAAAAGTGCGGCAATGGTGCTCGGCAATTTTTTGTTATGCGGTTGCCACGCTTCGCGCCGACTCTGATCCGGCCGCCGCCCTGAAAGGAGCAATTATTCCGCCGAAAACTGAAAATTCCCGTTGCCTGACTGGTGACGAGCTACGCAAATATTTTGCTGCAGCGGAAAGTTACACCGGCCACACACAGACGAAATTATGTTTACAGTTGTTACCATTCTTTTTTGTGCGCCAGGGGGAGCTGCGCGGGGCGGTGTGGACAGAAATAGACTGGGACCAGAATCTGTGGGTGATCCCGGCTGAGCGAATGAAGATGAGCCGCCCACACTCAGTTCCGCTGACGCCTTACACCCGATCTCTACTGGAGAGGGCGAAGGCGCTGGCCGGAGATAATCCGCTTATCCTTCCCGGTGTGAAGAATCCCCGTGCGCCACTGGCCGACAGCACCATTAACCGAGCTATCGTTTACCTGGGGTTTGCAGCGAAGCACATTACAAGTCATGATTTCCGTGCCACCGCGTCAACCACGCTATACGAAATGGGATTCCGGCGTGAGGTTATAGAAAAGCAACTGGCGCATGCCGAAGCTAACCGTGTCGTTGCCGCCTATAACCACGCCGAGTATCTGCCAGAACGGCGAGAGATGATGCTCGCCTACGAGTCCTGGCTTCGAGGTTTTATGCCTGGCTCTGGCTCTTGATTCGCTCGATGTATGGCACGATAGACGATTCAGGCCACTTTGAGCGCGGCCCATCCTTCAGAGGGCGCGGTAGTTCCCCGCAACTCACCTTTCGGTAAAGCGTGGCGCGAGACATGCTGAGAACGTCGCATACAGCCTTTACGCTTAATAATTTTTCCATTGATGCTCTCCACTGGCCCCAGCCGGGGCCGTTTGATATTTCGTTATCAACTGTCACGGCGCCATGCGAACGGCAACGGTTCAGGTAAAATCCACAGGTGGCGAATATTGGCAACGTTCACCATGTCGCGTTCCGCCGGGTAAATCTCGACCGCATCCCGGTCCGCATAGCCAACGGCGTTTTTGATTTCCTGGAGCGTGTCCCAGCTTATGCCGTCTTTCCAGCGTCCCGCTAACCCCAACTCTCTTGTATTAACAGACAGGCGAATTACACCCCCTTCCTCATGAAACTCCTGCACCAGAAAGCGTGGATTTATCCAGACGTTGGTTCGGCTGGGGTCGTGGAGTTTTTCCGGCCATTGCGCTTTCGGTACCTCTTCAAAACAACAGATCATGGTTTTCCCCTTAAACTCATCACAGGGCTTGCCAGAGCACGTAGCCGGCGCGGTTTATCCATCGGCGTCGCGATGTAGCTGTGTTGGCAGTTCCTGATCTCGACGCGAAGTTTGGTCCCGTCTACCCGGATCATGTAGTCCATGCTTTTGCCGGTCATACCGTAATCTCCGAAACGCTCGTAATGCTCCTGTAGCGCTGCGGCGCAAGCCTGTCGTGCCACGGGAGATTTTTTGCTGCCTCTGTTAATTAGTCTCATCGTTAACCGGGAGGGCGAACCCTCCCGCCTCCCTTAGCCGACATACTCAGGTTTCATATCCAGCAGCGTGATGCTGAATTTCTCGTACAGCTCATCACCCAGGTGGCGTTTCGCCGCCGCCAGGGTCTGCTCAGCTTTCGCGAACAGCTCAGCAGCTTCCGGTTCACCCGGCTGCGGAAGGGAGTTAATCGCCGCTTCGACTTTGTTGCGCGCATCCACCAGGTAGTAGCGCTTCACGGCTTTGTTTTTCAGTTCAGTAAACAGGGCGGTGCCCAGTGTGGCTTTCGCTGCTTCGATATCCACACGTACAGCTTTCGCGCTGTCGACGTCTTCAGCGGTTTCAATGCGGTCGCGGAAATCATCGGCCAGGGTATCGATGTTCGTAGTGCATTCCTGTGCGCTGCTGGCGGTTACCTCAGCGGTAATTTCCTGCACGCTCACGCGTTGCACAGGGACAGGATTGATTTCTTTCTCTTCCCGATACGAAAGATCATCAGCATCCTGAAAACCCATTACTGCAGCAGGGCAATATGCTTTAGCCCAGTATTTTGTGGCGAGGTAAAGGATCTGTTGTTTTGGGTTAGTTACCCACAATGGTGAGTTTCTGATTGCCACGCTTGAGAGATAAAGCTTTTCACCCCACGTTATTTCACTTTCGCCTTTGATAATCGCACCAGCGCGAATAAACAGGCCGAGCTCATCTTCATCATTCCAGTCACGCACGCGCACAGTTGTTTCGTAAGTTCCTTTGCTACCGGTTTTCTTAACGGTTGTGTCTTTGCTGCGGAGGCATTTCTCCCAGTCACCTCCGTATTCGTAATGGAAGCGTCCACGAATAGCGCCAGAACTTGTTAAGATGGCGCTGATAAGCTGTGCCTCATACCCGAGCTTTCCGCCTACAAAAAACGTCTTTTGTGCAACAGCGTAAGGGTTCATTCCCCACTGCATAGCCTGCATAACAATCGCCATGCAATCAGCGGGCTTCCCGACAAGGTGGTCAGGAATGGCAATCGTTGCATCGGCCATGAGGTTGGCAAAGGCCGTTAATTGCCCCAAAGCCTGGACGTTAAAAATAGAATTACTGGCCGAAATGGTATTCGGCGCCTGCTGGTCAGCAGTGATGATATTGGTGTTTTCCATCGTCATTCCCCTTAAGCCGTGCGCAGCGCTTCGAGGCGGCGCATATCGTAGTCGCTCAGTTCGTCGGTGTAATCGTCAACAATCGGCGCTGGCCACTCGCCGGTATCGAATGCGTTTGCGATTGCCCGCATGGTAGTGCGGTACTCAAGCGCGCCCAGCTCAAGCAGTTCCTGGCTGGCTTCGACAATGGCGATCCAGTGGTAACCTTCGTCTTTGTTCACGAAAATCCAGAAGAACTGATCCAGTGCTGCTGTTTCGGTATACATGGCCGCACTCAGGTGATAATCGCGGTCAATGATTTCGCGGTGGAGCCGGGCACGCAGGCCAGACTGCTTCACGTTCCACATGCTTATCGTCTTGAGGTCAGCCCCGATGCGGATGCCGTTCATATCGATTTCAAGGTCCGGGCGTACGCGGATTTCCAGCCCGGTTTCTTCGTCGATCCCAAAATAGCTGACTTCAACAGCACGCCCCGGGTGCGTCAGGAACTTACCGGCGGTCGGGTGGGCCAGTAACGCTGACTGAATGGCCCGGGCGGTCGCCAGCTGCTGGCGCGTTACCAGAATTTTTTCCTCCGGGTTTTCGCGCCAGGCATCCAGCAGTTCGTCGGCGAACACGGCGTCAGGGTTAACAGCCTTCACGGCCTGAATCAGGTCGGCTTTGGTACCGGATACTTTAAGCGGCTGCGGCTTCTGTGCTTCCTGCGCCACCAGGTCAGGATTAATGATCGCCAGTTGTTCGAGTAACGCATCACGGCTGCCGCTGGTTTTCACCGGCGCGGGCAGGGTGGCGTTGTATTCTTTGATACAGGCTTTCATTGCGGTCGCCGTCTGCTTCTGGTCTGCCGAGATACGCTGGAACTCAGCTGGCAGCGTCATATAGCTCTGCGCTGTCTCTTCCAGACCGCCGCCCAGCGGTACCGGGGCGGGCAGTGTGGCGTTGTGCGCCTCCAGCAGTGCTTTGATATCTTCAGCGCTGAGTTGCGGTGCCAGACTGGCGTTATGTGCGTCGATAAACGTGCGCAGCGTTGCCGTGGTGGTGAATGCGCCTTCCGGGATTTCAGGTTCAATACTGAATTCTGTGTGCAGGTTCTCCGGTTGCAGTGCCAGCGCATGCACCAGGTTACCCATATCCAGCACTTTGGACTGCTCGCGGGAAATGGTCTTTTCAACGTGGCGCGCATTGAAATACATCAGCGATACGCGGGCATCTTTCACCATGGTGGAACTGATGCCGTTCGCGGCGTGGTAAACGTTGTTCGGCAACCCTTCATAGCGGCCTGGTTCGAAGAAAGCCGGGTATTCTGGCGCTGGTGGCTCCTGATGCACTTCTGGCTCGACCTGATTCACTTTTTCGGCTTCTTGATGCGCAGAATCGTCACTCTGATGCACATTTTCCGGTTTTTGTTTCACATTCTCCTGATCATGATTCGCCAGGCTCGGCGCTGCGGCCGCGAAAATTTCTGACGGCGCTACGGCATCTGCCTGCGGATGATCTTCATCAGCGCTTTCGCCTGCTGAAACCGGTGTACCAGCCGGGATTTCGTTACTGACAGCCGTTTCCATCTGCACATCTTCGGTAATCTCCAGTTCTTCGCGCAGGCCTTCGGCCATTTCCTGATAAGTGGCGTCGCCCGTTACCGGGCCGTTGTCCGGATTAATCGGGGTGTTACCGGTCAGCCCTTCGATAGAGAACACTCCAGCGCCGAGGTTTTCGACCTTAGGCTGTGCTGCCGCTTCTTCAGCCCGGCGACGCGCCCCTTCTTCCCGGACGCGCTGTAAGTTCTCTTCGTGAGTACAGAAGGATTTACGCGGCGTTTTATCCCATTTCGGATCCGCCGGGTCGCTGATACCCTCAACATATTCGCCTCGGTCAGCGGCCAGTTGTTTATCCAGGGTTTCACGGCTAAATTGCGCAGCCTCCACAGTTGCAGCATCTGGCTTGGCATGCTGGTGTTCTTTCAGGCTTGCGCTGATGTAGGTTTGCAGGCTGACCGGGAAATGATGGACGTTTTCGGCGGCACCACGGATCAAGGCGAAAATGGCAGCGCGCGAATAGTCCAGGATGCCCGCTGTTTTGCGCAGCGCTGCTGACCATTCCCTGAACGGGCTTTCTTTTTTCTCAATGATTTCTCTGGCGCGGCGGTGAATGGATACAGGCATGTTGTAAATATCGAAATCCATCGGCAGCGTCGCGGCTGCAATTTCAATATCCAGCGTATCCAGGGTGTGCGCATAATCCTGGCTACGATCTGTCGCGATGCCGCCGCCAGCATTCGTGCCGGTGTCTGTGCGCTGAATGGCGGAAATGCGATTTCCTTTGGCCCATTCCTTCACAAGCAGCCCCTTGTCGATATACGCGGTTTCGCTCCAGGCTTTCAGGAACTGCAGCATTACGCCAAGCTCAGGCAATTTTTTATCCTGCGGGAACACTTCCCTGACCGCGTCGGTCAGTTTCCATAGGTCGTATTCCCTGACGTCTTTCAGGGAAGGGGTGTTTTCAGCGGCCAGGAGCAGGTTTTGTACGTACGAGTTATCCACGTCCATTTCCAGTGCGATAAGGGCATTTTTCTGCTCTGCCTGGATGTGGTAGGCGTATTCGCTTTCAGAGATAAACTGAGCGAGTAGACGCTGGCGGAATGGCAGGGTTGCCACGGTGATAAGCTCTGGAATTTCCGCATTCTGCAATTTCTGAACAATGTCAGTTGCGGAGGCGGCGGTAGTATTAATTTCAGGCCAGTCATGAACGATGTCAGCCCACTCTTTAACGAGCTGGGAGCGATCACCCGGGTCAGCTTCCACCCAGGCTGTAATAAATCCGTTGATGGCGCTTACTTCGTGGTTCTGCTCCAGTGGGAATAATTCTTTTACAGCCTGAATGAGTTTCCACTCAACATGTGCAGACAGTTCATCAATGCCTGGTACCTCCCGGCAGGCCTGCAGCAGATTCTGGATATAGATATTGCTTTCGTCCGCCTCAGCTGCGCCGATCTGTACGTGCACAGCTTCACTGATTTCTTTTTCTTCAGTGTCGTTAAGCAGGTGTGCAATCAGGCGCTGCGGCAGGCGCAGTCGTGCTACCGGGCGGAGCAGTGCAGGGGCGTCAGCTGCTGGAGTACTGGCTTTAGCGGCAGCGTCTGCAAGCTGCGCGCGTTCGTCCTGAATATTTACGGATTCAGCCGGTTTCGCTTTTGGTAGCCAGGTACGCCCGTCTTCCTGCAGTTCGTAACGATCACACCAGGTAAAGTCGACGACGCCTTCTTCCGGCAGATCATTTACCACCGGGAAATTAGTCAGGACAGGAAGCTGGTAATCATGGCCACGACCCACTTCGATTTCAGCATCTTCGAGAATAACCTGCGCCTGGAGCTTGGCGCGTGCTTCGGTTTTGGCGGTGAACCAGAAAATGCCGTTTGGCTTTTTAGATTTCTGGCTGGCCTTTATCAGATTGAAGAATTCCATACTGTTCCTCATTTTTGGGTGTTAAGATCCCCGGGCCATTGACAGCGCCCATTGGGTGTTGTTTTGGTTTTTCAGATTTCCAGCGTGCTTTGGTCGGTTCCGCTGGACGTAAGGCCCGCTTCGGCGGGTTTTTGCGTTTATGGCTCGTGAGCCATCTGATCGTGCCCGGCGCACTGCCTGGAGCAGTAATGCCGTTCTTCGCGGGCAAGCATGTTGCCGCGCAGTAAAAGCAGGTTGCTTTTTACTTCGTCGCCAGGCTGAAGAGGGCTTTTGCAGTAAGCGCATTTCGCACCGGTAGTTTCCTGACCATGAATCATCGGATCACCCCAGCCATTCAGTAAGACTTCCACAAGACAATCGTTAATACGTGTGGTGCCGCGCATGGTACGCAGGTAAACGTATTTGCCGCGAACCGCTGACACATTCCAGGTGTGCCCGTCGTGCTTTGCCAGCATTCCCGGTGTTACACACTGGCGAATGATGTGCATCGTGCCGTAGTGTTGATTAACCATCTCATCCTCTGCCCTTATCGCCAGGCTGGCGGAACGTTTATCGGAGCAACGCAGCGCGTTGTTGATGCTGGAAGTTTACTCATTACTAAACGTTTGTGTAAAGTGTTTGATAAACATTTTTCGTTTAGTTGACGCTAAACAATTAAGATTTAAGGTTTTTTAGTTTTGAATGAGGCAGATAGGTATAAAAAAACCGCCCATAAGGCGGTTATATTGAGACGTTATACTTACTTACGTGAGGCCAGGAGTTCTTTGAAAAGTTTATTGAACTTCTCGTACATACTTTCAAACTCTATTAGCATCTCTTTTTTCGTGGAGTCAGGAAAGCTGCGGTAATATTTGATTAGTTGAAGTTCATCAGACGTCAGTACCACTTCATTAGGGCGCTTTTCGCCTTGTTCACCATCCTCATCTAAATATCCTGATGGCATGCCGTAGTCGTTTTCGATTCTTCTGGCTGCTCTTTCCCCAAAGGAGCTCTTGCCATTTATCAACTGGGATAAATAGCTCTTCTCTTTTTCTGGCAGCGATTTATCGGCGAACCACGCCTTGAGCTGCATTCTTCTTATTTCTGCTTTGGTCATTAGCGCATTTTGATTAGTAAATTCTAAACAAGCAAATACTTGACTATAAGGTTTAGTAATTAGTAAACTCATTTTCACACCTTAGAAGGAGAGTATATGCAACTCAAAGATTACCTTTCTCAGCAACGTGGTAACGCTAAATGGCTTGCCAAAAAGCTGGGGATCTCAATGTCCTTTCTGTCCCAGATGGCCTCCAGCTCGGCACCAATTTCTCCTCGCCGCGCCATAGAGATTGAACGTTATACGGACGGCATGGTTACTCGGGCTGATTGCTTGCCAAGTGAATGGGTTCACATTTGGCCGGAATTTACTCCGCGGTCTTGTAAGGCGGCGGTTAACGAAGCAGCACCTAAGGAGCAGTAAATGCAATCACTTCAATTTCAACAGAGTACCGGAACAGTTCCGGTAACGATGATAAATCGTTCTCAGGCGAAGCCGGAATTTACTCACCAGCAGCTTCGTGCGGCTGTTCGTGCATGGGCGGCTGCAATCGATAACCAGGACGTGGTGGCCGGGCTGATTGTTGAGGAATATCAACTCAGCGGCGGCTGCCTGGAGTTCCCGACCGAAATCAACCGCCAGCGTCAAAAGCTCTTTCGCTGGCTGGACGGTGATACCGATTACGCACATGCAAATATCCGCGAGTTAACTCCGGCAATTCTTAACGTTCTCCCGCTCGAGTTCCGTACCCGGCTCATTCCTCAGGAAGACATCCTGTCGCGCGTCGCGACGGCGATGAAAGAATGCGCGGAAGCCAAACAGGCCGTGCTGATGAAAGCGCCTGAACATCAGAAGCTGAAAGAGGTGAGCGAGGGGATTGCGTCGTTGTTTCGCCTGATGCCCGAGCAGGTCGGGCCGCTGATGACGATGGTCACCTCGATGCTGGGCGTCATGTAACCGGGGCCGCTTATGAACCATGAGCAGTTTATCGAGAAGCACGTCCGCGAAGAGCTGATTAAGCAGGGCTTTCCTGTTCCGATCGCTCAGGGGGGGGCATTCCAGGCCGTGGATTTATACCGGCGTATGTCTCAGGCAAGCCGTAAGGGGAAAATTTTCGATGATGTTTTACGACACGCGAAATTGTGGGCAGAGAAACAAACCACTTCTGCCGACAGGTTCGAAGAAAAGCGCGTTAAGCGTACCGAACAGCGCGGGCTGTTCTGAAAGGTTGAAGACCGTGCTGGTGGAACAGCAACGGCCTTCGGGTGCAATAACTGGATGCAATTGCGAGGTCAGTATGACTGGACAAACCGTAAATTTCAACGAGGTGCGCTATGGGTAATTTAGCGCGTCTTTCCGTAGTACCAATCAGACCTGAATTGCAGGTGGTGGAGATGCGTGTGGCCGATACAGACGATGGATTCACACGTCTGGCGAACGAGCTGTACGAGGAGCTTATTGGGGCCAACCTGACGAAAAATCAGGCCAAAGTTGCTCATGCTGTTTGCCGAAAGACCTATGGGTTCAACAAAAAAATGGACCGCATTGCTGACACCCAGCTAGCTCAGTTAACCAGGCTACCCCGGCAGAAAGTTAACGCTGTAAAAAAAGAGCTGCTGAGCATGCACGTCCTGATATCTGATGGTTCATTAATTGGGCCGAATAAAAACCTTAACGAGTGGAAAATCCCTCCCGCTAAAAGCGGACCCGGGAGTCACCACGGTAGTGACAAAAATTGTCACCATGGTAGTGACAGTCACCATGATGATGACACTGTCACCACGGTAGTGACAAAAAATGTCACCACGGTAGTGACAAGCCTGTCACCACAATGGGGACACACAAAAGACACTATTACAAAAGACAATAAAGACAATATTAATAAACCCCCTAAATCCCCCAGGACAGGAAGGTCTGATTTCAATCCCGAAACCGCTCCTGTCCCGGAATGGCTTTCGCGTGAAACCTGGTCTTCATGGGTCGCCTATCGTCGCGATCTGAAAAAGCCCATCAAGTCGATGCAGACCGTTACGCAAGCTATCAACCTGCTGGGCCGCTGTATCGCCAAAGGATATAGCCCCGAAGAAATAATCAACCGGAGCATAGCCAACGGCTGGCAGGGGTTGTTCGAACCTGAGCAGTCAAAAAACACTGCGACGTCGCGCTATCAGTCGCAGGCCCTTTCGGTACCGCAACCTGATAACACGATTCCAGACGGATTCACGGGGTGATCATGAAAACCAGCAGCGAATTAATCGGACGCCTGCAGCGGCTCATGCCGGCGGGCATCAAACCCAAGTTCACCAGCGCTGAAGAACTTATGGCCTGGCAGCAGGAAGAGGGACGCAAGCACTGCGCTGAGGTGGAGAAACTCAACCAGAAAGCGCGTGCAGACCGTATTTTCGGGCGATCGGGTATTCAGGACCTGCACCGCAGCTGCACGTTCAAAAACTACCAGGTGAGCGGCGAGGGGCAGCAACTTGCGCTGACGATGGCGAAACGCTACGCGCAGAACTTCGGTACCGGATTTGGCAGTTTCGTGTTCAGCGGCGGCTGCGGTACCGGGAAAAACCATCTGGCGGCGGCCATCGGAAATCATCTCCTCGGGCGTGGCGCCACGGTGCTGATTGTAACCATCCCCGACCTGATGTTGCGCGTTCGCGCCTGCTACGACGAGGGCGAATCAGAATCCGCGTTACTGGATGACCTTTGCCGCGTAGACCTGCTGGTTCTCGATGAGGTGGGTGTGCAGCGCGAGACGCGCGGCGAGTTCGTCATCCTGAACCAGATAATCGATCGCCGCCTGGCAGCCCTGAAACCTGTTGGTGTGCTGACCAACCTCAATCACCCCCAGCTGACCGCCGTACTGGGCGAGAGGGTGATGGACCGCCTGCAGATGGATGGCGGCATCTGGGTGAACTTCAACTGGGCCAGTTACCGTAAAAACGTCAGCCACCTGCGTGTGGTGAAGTGAGGAAATCATGACAACGAATTTAGTTAACGACGTGATCAGCTTCCTGACTAACCGGGAAGGAAACCTGCGCGAAATCGCCGCGTCTATCGGCATGGACCCAAACCGGACCTCAACGCTGCTCGGTGGACTGCTGCGTAGCGGGAAGGTGGTACGTTCAGGACGGCGGCGCGAGTATGTTTACGCGCTTGCACCTGACTATAAAACGCCGGAAGAAACCTTTCTGAGTCGTGTGGATGCCGTGGTCGCTGAGCTGAAAGAACGACGCAGACTGACCTATGCGGAAATAAAAACGCTACTTGGTACCAGCGACGGCATCACGCGCGACTTTCTTACTCAGATTTGCAGGAAGGGCAACATCATCAAACAGGGTAAACAGGGTTATTTCCTGACGTTTCAGGATTACGAGGCGTACGTGGAAGCACTGGCTGAGCGCCGTAAGGCAAAGCGTAAAGCTGACTGTGCCGCCCGCCGCGCTGCGCGGAAATCGCTAATCAAGCCAGCTGAGCCGGAAAAACCATCTGAGCCAGTAAACGTAATCACTGATGATTGCCGCCAGAACTGGCAGGGCTATCAGATCCATAAAATTTTCGGGAGCGCCCGCGCATGAATGACATGACCCATGAGCAGTTAATCCGCGCCACTTACGTGGTCGCTAAGTACGAAAATCCGAAGACGGCGCAACTGCTGACCGAACTGGCGGGGCGTCTGGACTGTGCGCTGGTAGCGGCGCGTACGGCTTGCCTGGAACGTGACGCCGCTGTCAGAGCCGAAATTGAGTGGGAGACGGCCATGCATCAGGCTACCGGCGCTGACAGCGTTGATGACGTAGTTCTGGTCATTGAGTCGCTGAAGTCAGCTGTTGGAGAACAGCGAGCACAGGCCTGGATTGACGCGAAAGATTTCACAAAATCCATGCTGACTTCTGATTCAGTAGACCATATCGATTTTTTATTCGACGGCAAGGTTCAGCAGATCCGGGAGGGGCGGGCATGAGCAAATCACTTAACGCCCGTTGTATTCGTCGCTGGAAAGTTCAGATGCGCGATGTGTGCGATTCGAAAGTAAACCCATGGTGGCGCAAGCACCATCTGCGCGGTTATATCCGGGAATGCGGATTAATAACCGCGTATTGCATGGTTGAACGAATGGCAGAAGACAACGCCAAGGTCGACTATCAGGGAGACACATTCGGATGGTCGCCGGAGTTTTCCGCCTGGTATGACGAACGCCGCGACCACTACCTGAAAGAGGCTCGCGATTACCTGAACGAAGAAGCCACCACGGATGAAATCGACGAAGAAATTCAGAACGAACTGGAGAACTGGAATGACTGAGCGCAGCATGAACACAACCGAACTTATCGCCCGACCTGTCAGAAACTGGGGAGAATCGGTAATGCGCACCTGCGATTTTTGCTCGCACCTCAATATGACGGTGTTGAATTCTGATGGCTCAGTTATTTGCGCCCCATGCAGTGATGCTGAGTACGTAACAAACCTACTCAATGCCGTAGAGATTTATCAGGCCCGCAATGCGGAGCTGGTAGAGGCGCTGGAGGCCGGTAAATGCTCACCAATTCCAGAAGGTTACGCACTGGTACCTCTGGAACCAACACGCCAGATGATGTCGCAGGGGCATTTTGCAATGGCGGGTACCGATCGGGGCAAGTTCCGCCGTATCTATCAGGCAATGATAGCGGCAGCTCCGAAATAGATGAAAAAGAAAACCCGGCATATAGCCGGGTTTGTTTATTTTTTCCCACAATCACACTGTGGGATTGGAAACGCTTTACCTTTCTTGGGATAAACAAGCTTTCCTGATTTATCTAGAAAGGAACGTCTAAAAATCACTAGACAAGGATTACCACACTTCGGGCAATTCATTGTAGCCATAATAGATTCTCCGTTCACAAGGATGCAAACCCGTACAGCCTTGAAAAGGGTTAGGAGAACCGCTATCCTGAGTTGTCAAACAAAAGGTGTAGCGGTAGGTTTTCCTCCATACACACCGAGATATGCGTCAACATGTCTCGTTCAAGAAGCCCTGCGTCAACAGGGCTTTTTTTTATGGTTTTTTCTTAGTAAACGCTTTGGTTTTACAGGAAAAAATCATAAAACATCAATCATAATATGATTGTTATATCCTAACCCCAGTAGCATAAAAACTCAATAAAAAGATCAAGTTACGGTTTTTGAAGATTTCTAGATTATCTTTCAAAGGTTTAATAAGGTTTTCACGTATCACGTGTCATCAATGCCGTTACGATTCCGAGTAAATTGTTCTCTTCAGTAAGTCGTGAAGCCAGTAATAGGCAGAGGTATATTTAATGGATACTAGCGAGACTGTATGAAGGGAATGGTTACTATGAGCAAAATGTGACAAGTAACGACATTAGCCGACGCGCCTGAACGCTACGAACAAAAACCTGTCGCTTTTCGACCAACCAAAAAAAAGGACCCTGTACATGGCCGAGCCATCGAGCATGCAAACTGACGTTGTGCGGCAGCACACCGTTCCCCGCTTTCTGCTGGAGCACTTCGGATCATCGGGGAAAAAGAAAAAAAACAGAAAGCAGCTGTTCGCTTTCGACAAAGAGAGCGGGCGAGTTTTTGTGACTACCGTCAACGATGCCACCGTCCGGAACACCTTCTACAACTTTGATAATCATCCGGAACATCTCAGCCTCGAACCGATGCTGTGTCATTATGAAGGGCGCGCCGCATCAGTTATTACCAAGATCCTGCAGAAAAAAAACCTCAGGACTCTCAGTCAGGTAGAGAGGCATGACTTGGCGATGTTTACCGCTATTCAACAGATGCGTACACACAATCAGCATGAACAGATCAAGCATATATCGCATTCATTTAAAAAAAAGCTACTGGAGATGGGGCTGTTTGACCAATTTGTTGATGAATTTTCGCTGTCACCTGACACTGAATTAGAAGATGTTCTTCAGATAATTGCAGGGGATGCGTCAGAAGCTAAAGGGATATTTCTGGAAATGCTCAGCGATCAGCATACAGAAGCTGATGTACTTATGCAGAAGGACTGGCATTTGCTAGAAACCACCCTTGACGCCCCCTTTTACATTTCAGATAACCCGGTGTCTCTGTTCAATGGAATATCCCATCCCGGACGGGGTAATCTCGGACTGGCTCTTGAGGGTATTGAGATTTACCTACCGCTATCCTCCACGATTACGCTGGCCATGATCTGTCCGTCCCTGGGAAAAAAAGTCAGGCAAGAGCGCGCCATTATTCTGCATTGTATTGTCAATAACATCAGGGTTAACGAGCATAATCTTTTTGAAGAGCTTGAGCGCGTGAATGAGCTTCTTGAAGGGGATGTCATTCGTGTGGACGCTGCCCGGGTTGAGCACCTCAACTGGTTACAGACAGGAAGGGCAGAGCAGTATATATACTGTCAAATAGATAATTTCGATCCTGTACGCAAGATCCTCACTGAGAGTCCAGTGTTGAAATCCGGACCCAGGATGACAGTATCATGACTACAAGGTCCGGGGCGGTAATGAGCGAGGCTGACATTCACGTTTTCTGACTCTCATTTTGTTTACCTTTACGATTAGTCTAGTGATACCGATATTTCTATGTCGCCCATGCCAAAGTCTCCGCTCTTGGCACGAAGCGGACGTCAGAACAAACTGTAAATCCTCAGCACCCACTTACACCTGAAGCAAGCCGCACAAGAAACTAAAGTTATGCCGATGTATCATTTTTATTCAACGGCTTACAGCTTTTTAAGCCTTCGACCTGTGTCGCAATTTGTGCGCTTATCGAGTTGATCATTCTCCCGTATGGGTGTACTGTTTATTTATACAGTATTTTTATGAGAGGGATGATCATGAAGGTTGAAGTCACTATCGAACGTACAAAAAAACTGCCTGATGGCGCGATCCCGGCGCTGGAAAACGAACTTTTAAAACGATTAAACAAGCGCTACGAAGGGTGCAAGCTGACCATTCGTCGGGCACAAAATGACGGGCTCAATGTTATCGGTGGCGATAAAGACGAGGTCGCTAATATTCTGCAGGAAACCTGGGAAAGTGCTGACGAGTGGTTCTACTGAGTGTTTTTTATTGCAGCCTGCAGTCCTTTGCCAAACCACAAATCATCCATGCGCGGCTGCTGAATTTTCGACAATTGCGTCTGTATGTCGCTCAGGGGGATTTTGTGGATTTAGACATCGCCGAAGCGGTAGACATAATCAGACAGGGAGGGCGGTTCGTTGTGAATTGTGAAGAGGGCCGGATTACCAGTCTGGAAAGGGTACGCGACAAACAACACCTGCTTACTATGAATGAATTTTTGGAAATGGCTGTCGAGGCAGGTCTTATTGACCTTCGCAAGCAGAGACTGCCATAATCTACTTACCGCCTGAACAGCGGAATCGGAGCAGCAAAGCGCCACGGAGTGAACACCATGGCGCACTTGCAATTAATCAAGCAATCATCAGGAATCCTGATCCCGGCTACGCCCGAGACCAGTGATTTTCTGCATTCAAAATGTAAGCTCGGCGCGGTACTCGAAGCCGAGTTTCGCCAGCTACGTAACCCGGCATTTCACCGTAAGTTTTTCGCTCTGCTTAATCTTGGTTTCGAGTACTGGGAACCGACCGGCGGCGCGATATCTTCCAACGAACGCAGGCTGGTTAACGGTTACGCCAGATACCTTGCCGCCTATGGCGGGAACGAAAGCGCGCTGATGGATGCCGCTGAGCAATATCTGGAACAGGTGGCCAGTCGCCGCATTACCAACGGCATCAGCCTCTGCAAATCCTTCGATGCGTATCGCGCCTGGGTAACAATCGAGGCCGGACATTTCGACACCATTCAGCTTCCTGACGGCACCCTGCGTAAGCATCCCCGCAGCATTTCATTTGCAAGCATGGACGAAACCGAGTTCCAGCAGCTCTACCGTGCCGCGCTGGATGTGCTTTGGCGTTGGATATTATCCCGCGTGTTTCGCGACCAGCGTGAGGCCGAGAACGCCGCCGCGCAGCTGATGAATTTTGCGGGGTGAATATGGCTAAAAAACCTCGTCGAAAATGCATCCACTGCAGGGAGTGGTTTCACCCGGTACGTGATGGGCAGGTTGTTTGCTGCTACGAATGCGCAAGCGCTGTAGGCAAAGAGCAGACCGCAAAGAACCAGGCCGACGCTATGCGTGCTGAGAAGAAGCGCCAGCGCGAAGAGGAGAAAGAGCAGCGGGCACGCCAGGCGGAACGGCGACAGGCAGTTAAGCCGCTCAGCTATTTCATCAAACAGGCCCAGCAGGCTTTTAACGAATTCATCCGGTACCGCGATCGACATCTCCCTTGTATCAGCTGCGGGCGGCATCACGACGGGCAATATCATGCCGGGCATTTCCGCACGACCGGCGCGAATCCGGAGCTGCGCTTTGACGAAGACAACTGCCATAAGCAGTGTTCGGTCTGTAATAACCACCTCTCCGGCAACCTGACTGCCTACCGTCCGGCGCTAATCGCCAAAATCGGCCAGGAGCGCTTTGACGTATTGATGGGTCCGCATGAAATGCCGAAGTGGGGTCGTGACGATTACATACGTATCCGTGATGAGTACCGAGAAAAACTCAAAGCACTAAAACAGCAGGAGGCCGCATGACTACCTACCAAATCTACCAGCTCGGTTATGTAGCCATGCTGACTGTCCTGCTGATTACTGACTGGTACGTCAGCAGGGAAGGGAAATTATGACCCGCGAGGATATAACCAGATACCAGCAATGGTCTGTTAAACGCGCTCTGGGCCTGTTGCCGATACGGAAAACCCAGGATGAACTGATAGAGCGAATCATCAAAAACGACGAGAAACGACGTAAAGCCAGAACAGGAGTGGCGGTATGACTCAGCAATATTTGCAGTATGTTCGTCAGGAGTTAATGACCGCAACCGCCGATCTGAGCGGCGCGACAAAGGGGCAACTTGTAGCGTGGACCGAGAACGCTCAATTCGACACAAATCGACTGAAGCGTAAACGCCTGCGCGTTCGGGATGAGGTAACCGGGAAGATGATCACGCTTACCGGCGATCCCGTTCCAGGACAACAGAGCAGGGCGAAAGGCTCATCTATAGCGCTGGTTCAGCCGGTAGAGTATTCCACAGCATCATGGCGCCGCGCGGTGATGAGTATGGATGAGCATCAAAAGGCCTGGCTGTTATGGAGCTACAGCGAAAACATGCGGTTTGAATACCAGGTGGCGATCACCCGGTGGGCCTGGGTAGAGTTTAGTGCGCAACTGGGCGCGCGAAAGATTGCCGGGAAAACGCTGGAAAGACTGAAAGCGCTAATCTGGCTTGCTGCGCAGGACACTAAAGCTACCCTGTCAGGTAGCGATCCTTATCAATATGCAGACCTCGCCGCGCTCGTTGGTGTTACTAAGTCCAACTGGTCCCAGAACTACGTTGAGCACTGGGAGTGCATGGTAAGCATATTTAAACGCCTAGATTCGCAGTCTCTGATTCAGGTTTCGCGATCACGTTCACAACAAAAGGCAACTAATTATCAGCAAGGTATTGCATAAATGAACTAAATGGGCCAATATTGAGCCTAATTTGATATCGTGCCAATGTTCTACGCACTGGCAGTAAACAGATTTAGAGCCCGAGGTTAACGCCTTGGGCTTTTTTATTTTCGGGTCAGAAGCACAGCGGTTGTGCGTTCGGCTGTTAACCGAATGGTCGAAGGTTCGAATCCTTCCTGTCCCGCCAATTTTGCTGGTTTAGCTCCAATGGTAGAGCGGTCGCCTTGTAAGCGAATGGGTAGCGGTTCAAGTCCGTTAACCAGCACCATATTGAGCCATAGCCTCTGTTCATCCTGCTTTCACCAGTGATGTTCACGCTATGGCCTTCTGCAATGTTCTCATCAATAAATGAGCCGATTAATTCGCTTATTCGGCTCATGCCTTATACCAACGCCAACGCAGCGGAATGGCATCCGCATCAGGGCCCACTTCGGTGGGCCTTTTTTTATTTCCCCTCATTCCTGAGAGGACTCACCACTAACGAGGGGGCGTAATGTCCGATCCTGTTTCCGGCACTACTTTAGCTGGTGGTAGTGCACTGACCGGCGCAAGCATTTTTGGCCTGCTTACCGGCACTGATTACGGCGTTGTGTTCGGCGCGTTTGCCGGAGCTGTTTTCTATGTGGCCACCGCTGCCGACCTGACGATTTTTCGTCGTTCCGCGTATTTCGTCGTGTCGTATTTCGCTGGCGTATATGGCTCCGGGCTGGTGGGTTCGTGGCTGGCGAGCATAACCGGCTACGCAGACAAGCCACTGGATGCTCTCGGCGCGGTAATGCTGTCTGCCGTCGCCATCAAGACGCTGACGTTTTTCAGTGAACAGGACCCGCTAAAGCTGCTGGCACGCTGGAGAGGGGGAACCAATGGTAACTAACGATCCGCTGGTGGTGACGAACGTGGTGGCCTGCGCCGCCATTGTTCTGCGCCTGATGATGTTCCGTAAGCCAGGCGGGCGGCATAACCCGTGGGCGTCATGGCTGGCCTACCTGATTATTATCGCGTATGCATCGGTACCTTTCCGGTACCTGTTTGACTCCTACCTGCATACCCACTGGGCAACCGTGACAATCAACCTGATTATCTGCGCCGCCGTGTTCAGGGCACGGGGGAATGTGGCGCGGCTCTTCTATGTCCTGAGGTCTGAATGAAGCAATCACAATTTCAGCAGGCGGCTGGTATAAGCGCCGGATTAGCTGCGCGCTGGTTTCCACACATCGATTCGGCGATGAAAGAATTCGGCATCACCGCGCCGACAGACCAGGCGATGTTTATCGCGCAGACAGGGCATGAATCTGTTGGCTTCACCCGGCTGGTGGAAAGCATGAATTACAGCGTGGCGGGCCTCGCGAGTTTTGTTCGTGCCGGTCGGCTTACTCAGGACCAGGCAAATGCGCTGGGCCGCCGCTCATATGAAAAGGTGTTACCGCTGGAACGTCAGCGCGCCATTGCCAATCTGGTTTACAGCAAACGCGTGGGCAACAAAGCGGCGGGCGACGGCTGGAAATATCGCGGTCGTGGCCTGATTCAGATCACCGGCCAGGCAAATTACACCAAATGCGGTACCGCGCTGAAACTCGACCTGGTCACCAACCCTGAGCTGCTGGAGCAGGACGTTAACGCGGCGCGTTCAGCGGCATGGTTCTTTGCCACCAGCGGATGCCTGCTTTATTCCGGCGACCTGGCCCGCGTCACGCAGATTATTAATGGCGGTCAGAACGGCATTGAAGACCGCCGTCAGCGTTACAACCGTGCACGAGCGGCATTGTTATGATCCAGGTGCTGCTGAGGAAGTACTGGTTTCCGCTGGTGGTGCTGGTTCTTACTGGGGCGCTGGCCTTTCTGGTAAACCGGTACCGTGACAACGCCATTGAGTACAAAAAGCAGCGTGACGAGAAAGCGCAGGCGCTCAGTCTGGCGAATGCCACCATCACCGACATGCAGGTGCGTCAGCGAGACGTTGCGGCACTTGATGCGAAATACACAAAGGAGCTTGCTGATGCGAATGCTGAAAATGATGCTCTGCGTAAGCGTCTCGATAATGGTGGCCGGGTGCGCGTCAAAGGAAAGTGTCCCGTCCAGGATTACACCACCTCCACCGGCAGCGTGGGCGATGCAGGAACCGTCGAACTCTCTGACGTTGCTGGACGAAACATTCTCGGTATCCGTTCCGGAATCATCCGCGACCAGAAAGCCCTGAAGTATTTGCAGGACTACATCAGGGCACAGTGCCTGAATTAAAAAAGAGTTTACCGTGCTTTATCAGCGGGGATCCCGTGAGCTCACCGTTTCGGCAGGGAACGACGGCAGAACTATTTTTCGGCTCAGTAAGTCAGATGTGGCTTCTTTCAGTCGTTCCAGATCGGCCAGGTCTGATGAATTTTCCTCAGCTAATTTCTCAAAGGCATCGGTGATGTGTTCCCGAATGGCATCTTTTGTTTGCGAGTCAAGCTTAGCGAACAAAGCCGTGACAACAATTTTCAGGGCATCCAGCCGGGCAAGGGATTCTTTTTTGGATGCTTCCTGATCAGCAATCTTTTCGATTAAATCAGCGATTAAGTGTTTCATATAAAATGCCTTTCTGGTTCAGGGATCGTGAAATATATCTATATTGCACCAGCCTGCAAGAAATACTTTAAAGGAAGCACCCGGTCGGGTTATTTACGGTCAGCAGTGCAGTTTATGCAAAGGCTGGCTGGTGCCTCACAACATCAACGCAGCAAAAAAATATAAAAAAAAGCCTCCAACAGGAGGCGAAGGAGATAGTGCAAACACATCATCTTCTCAAAGAACAAGGGCAGCCACGGAGATGGCTTCCCGGTTCGGCAGGCATTATCAGTATGGCTCCTGTTGTAAACGTTGCAAGTCAGTAAGTTAAGTTGAGGAGTTATCCTGGCGGAACCTGCGACTTCGCGCTCTGAACCAGACAGACAGGTGTGGATCTGCCGGAACAAATTTAAATTTTTAGCTTAATCTTTACCATGTTTCGTTTGTACGGGGTGCGATCTGCCGGATTCATATATGCTGTGCGCCCGGGCATACAGGAAAAGCAACCATGGTGAATGTACTTTTTTTTATTGGAAAAAAACCAGTTGAACTGATTCAGATACCTGCCGGTACTGAATGGATGACATATGTGCGTGAGAAGGGTAATGCACTGAAGCTTCCTGTCAGGGTTGCAATGTTTACGCTACCTAACGGGAGCGTGGCTGCAATCCATGTTGCGTCAGACAGATATGTTTCGTCCGCAGAGGCGCTTGCCGCCTATCTTAAACTGGTAGAGTACCAGTTATAGGTTTCACGGGAGGCTGTTACCGCTTGCGAGATAGATCATCAGGAATTAAAAGAAAAAACTCTAAGCAACATGAAATCCAGTCTGTTGCTTAGAGCATGCAAATGCATATTCGTTACGCTACTAATGTAAAGGAACTGTAAATATCCTGTATGGGAAATATCTCATAAAAAGGGGGGGCTTTGATTAACATCCATATCAGGTAAAACAAACCACCAGCTTATGCTGGTGTTTTTTTATGCGCCTCGTACGTGCCTCAATAATTAAGGTGTCACTATGGTTGAAAGCCCAATGCAACGGCCATATCCGCCACTTCTGTTTATCGATAACCCGGACTTCAAACCTTACATCCGACTTATCCCTGCTGACGGCGTCCATGATTGGCTGCACTCACACATAATCAGCGAAGAGGGTATGTTGCATAACCCTGACCATTTCCATCTACTGGAAGCTGACATCGTCTTCATGTGGGCTTCGAATGCATTCACGAAGAAGGGGCGAACGGTACTGGGCCAGTGCGAAGAGGTGATGATTCGCGCTGGTGGATGGCAAAAGGCCCGGATGGAACAACAGATGTACGAATGGTTCGGTCGTATACCGGATTTCATCATCACCCTGGCGGCTGATTACTGCGCTCAGTGTTCCGATCTTGAGTTCTGCGCGCTGGTGGAGCATGAGCTGTACCACATTGCACAGGAAACTGATGAATTCGGTGCGCCGAAATTCTACCGGGACAGTGGATTACCCAAACTAAAACTGCGCGGCCACGATGTGGAAGAGTTCGTTGGCGTCGTTCGCCGCTATGGAGCAAGTCACGATGTGCAACAACTGGTGGACGCAGCAAACAGGCCTGCGGAAGTGGCTCACCTTGATATCGCCAGGGCGTGCGGGACGTGCATGCTTAAACTGGCTTGATTACCTGGACTGACCTGGACGAATGGTGAATTATGGCGGCTCTAAAAAATGATGTGAAAGCCTACATAGTTCAGGCGCTTGCGTGCTTCGATACTCCCTCTCAGGTTGTTGAGTCTGTCCAGGCAGAATTTAAGGTAAAGATTACCCGCCAGCAGGTCGAAGCCTACGACCCCACGAAGGCCAGTGGAAAAGCGTTAGCGTCGCGCTGGGTAGAAATGTTCAACGCCACCCGCACCCGTTTCCAGAACGAGATCGCCGACATCCCGATCGCCAACAAGGCGTACCGGCTGCGCGCCCTCGACCGAATGATGACGAAGGCCGAGACAATGCGGAATATGGCGCTGGCAGCGTCATTGATGGAGCAGGCAGCTAAAGAGGTTGGTGATGCCTACACGAACAGGCAGAAGCTGGAGCATACAGGAAAGGATGGTGAGCCCATACAGCATAATCACACAGTAAGCGCGGAGGATCTGACTGATGAGCAGCTCGCCGCCATTATCGGTAGTAAGTAAGCAGGAAGCTGCGGCAGAGTTACTCAAACGTCGCGAGGCGCGGGCCAGTCTTCACAACTTCATTCAGTATATAAATCCGGAATACATCACCAGCGCGTTCTCGCAGACGGTTTGTGACGCTCTGGACCGGTTCCTGCTGGATATGATGAACGGCGTACGACCGATACTGATACTGGGCGCGCCGCCTCAGCACGGTAAATCGGATATCGTCTCGCGTTACCTGCCAGCTTATTTCTTCGGTAAGTACCCGGAAATGCGCGTGGGCGCGCTGTCGTACTCTGCTGATCTGGCCGGTGACATGAACGCCGATGTTCAGCGCATTATGTCCACGCCTGAATACCGCAACTTATTTCCGGGTTCATGGCTGGGCAATAAGCCCGCAGACGGTGTTGCTGTAAAGCGCAATACTGATGAATTCGGTATCGCTAATCATAAAGGGACGTATGTCTGCGCGGGTGTAGGCGGCCCGTTGACTGGTAAAAAAATCGATCTAGGTATCATCGATGACCCGATAAAAAACGCCAAAGAAGCACTCAGCCCGACGACAAAGAAGTCGATCTGGAACTGGTACGTTTCCACATTTAAAACGCGCCTGTCGAAGAACAGCGGCGAAATCATCATGGCGACCCGCTGGGCGACGGATGACCTTTCCGGGCGTGTAGTGGAAATCACGCCACGAGCTAAAGTGCTGGCGTTCCCTGCGATCAACGAGCAGGGCGAGGCGCTGGTGCCAGAGCTGCACCCGAAAGAGAAACTGCTCGAAACCAAAGCCATCCTCGGGGATTACTTCTGGTCTGCAATGTACCAGCAGTCACCGAAACAGGCTGGTGGCTCAATCTTCAAAGATGACTGGATCCGGTATTACCTGCCAAAAGATTTACCAACCAGCTTCGATACCGTCGTTCACAGCTGGGATATGACGTTTAAGGACAGCGAAGGCACCGACTTTGTCGTCGGCCAGGTATGGGGCAAGAAGGGTGCCAACGCCTACCTGCTTCACCAGGTTCGCGCCCGCATGAGTTTCACCGCAACGCTCAAAGCCGTTAAGCGCACGGCAGATGAATTTCCCAAAGGTCTGCGTAAGCTGGTGGAGGATAAGGCCAACGGCCCGGCGGTTATCGATGCCCTGAAAAACACCGTGCCCGGGCTTATTCCTGTCGAACCTGATGGCAGCAAGGTGGCGCGTGCGCATGCCGTAACCGCGGTATGGGAAGCCGGTAACGTTTTCCTTCCTCATAAAGACATTGCCCCATGGATAACGGATTTTGTCGAAGAAATTACCACTTTCCCTGTCGGTGCTAACGACGACCAGGTCGATGGCATGACGCAGGCACTTCGGGATCTGTATCAGAGAAAAACACTCAGCCCCCTGGACATCATGTAATGGCGAAAAAAAATATCGTTGGTCGTCTTAATGATGGCCTGGTCAGCTTAATGACTTCGCTCGGCGAGAAGATCGGCGCGGTGCGGTACAGCAGCAGTAAGCGCGACATACCGGATAAAGAACTACTCGCGATGTATAAACAATCGTGGGTAGTGAAAAAGTACATCAACAAAACAGCGGATGACATGCTTAAGCTGCCCCGCAAGTTTTCGGGCGACGTTGACAGCTCAATAACTCAACGCATTGCTGATGCTGAGAAAGAGCTGAAACTGAATGCCGTCTTTCACAGCGCGCTGGGGTGGGCATCCCTGCTGGGTGATTCGTTAATCGTGGCTATCACTGATTGTGCTGACGAGCAGATCGCCTCCCCCCTCAATTTGCAAAACGAAGATATCGTAAAGTTCCTGGTGTTTCGAAAGGGGGAGTACACGCCGGACAGCAACATCATTAGTGATATTCGCTCAGATAATTTTGGTGAACCGCTGACCTATCAACTGGATGTTGGTTCAAAGCAGCTTAAGTTTCATCATTCCCGTTGCTGCCGGACAAAACTTGGCAAGCATAGCCTGAAGGATCGCGTGAAGTTCGGCACGTCAGACCTGCAGGCTCCTTATGAGCACATCAAAACCTTCGACACTGCAATCCTGAGCACCGGCGACACCATCCAGGAGGCTAACGTTGACGTGCTGTTTATACCGGGAATGAATGACCAGATTGCAGGAGGTCAGGAAAGCCAGGTACGCGAGTACGCCAGGGTGATGAAGGAAACCAAATCCTCTACCGGGCTGCTGCTGATTGATGCTGGCGACGGGCAGACGCAGGGGCGCTATGAGCAGAAGAACGCGCAGTTCACTGGCTTGTCGGACGTTATCAGCAAAATGGCGATTGTGCTGGCCGGGGCGCTGGACAGGCCAATAACGATCCTGTTCGGTCAGGCGGCCAGCGGATTCAGTAGTGGCGAAGAGGACAACAAAGCTTACTACGAAACGATTAACGGGCTTCAGGAGTCCCGCCTGCGGCCAATGCAGGAGTTCACCGACAAGTTCATTCTGGACAAGCTGTCTGTGACTCAAGCCCTCGCGTATGAATATCCCACGATAGACAGCATAAACGAGACGGAAGAGGCGACGCGGTTCAGCCAGTACGCAACGGGATTCAATACGCTGGTGACGTCGGCAATCGTGACGGAAGAAGTCGCAATCAGAGAGATGATTAACCGCGGCGTGCTGAAGACGGTCACCGAAGAAGAAATTAAGGGGATCGTCAGCACTGGCGGTGATTCTGGTTCATGGGGTGGTTATGGAACTAAAACTGCTGCTGGAGCGCCAGCAGGGGCGGCGTAAGCCTCGCCGCCGGAGGATGCGCCCCCCAACACCGAGTAAGCGCGCAGAGGTCTGGTACCGGGATCGGCTTACAGAGTTCATTGACGGAATGGTTCAGGCCTACATTGAAGAGCTGGACAAGCCTACCCTGACTGATGCACCTGATACCACTCCGCTGTCTGTTACGGCGCGACTTGCCGCTGTCATGCAGCGCCTGGCGAGCATTTCCATCAAGGAAGTCGCCGCAAGGCTCTCTGCCGGGTTCGTCGCGCGTGCGAACTTTCAGAACAAAGAACAGACGCAGCGCACTTTCTTCCAGGCTTTTGGAATCGACCTTACCGGCTTGCTCGGCGATGGCGCGATAAAGCCGGAAATGGAAAAGGCGGTAAGTGACAACGTTGATCTGATCACCTCCATCCATACCGATTTTATCCACGATATCGGCGAAGCGGTTTTCGCCAATATGAAGGACGGCGGCCGCCATGAAAACCTGATCGACATTATCAAAGAGCGCGGAGGAGTTACCCGAAGCCGTGCGAAATTCATCGCGCGCGACCAGACATCAAAACTTAACGCTGACTTCACGGAAGCCCGGAACGTTGCGCTGGGCCTTGATATTTACGAGTGGAGCGGCACAGGGGATGAGCGTGAACGGGACAGCCATTTAGTGCTGAACGGCATGCTTTGTAAATACTCCGATCCAACAGTCTATTCAGACGACGGCGGCAAGACCTGGAAGAAACGCTCAACCATCGGAGCATTTATCGGCAAGCCTGGTGAAGATTACCAGTGCCGGTGCCTCGCTCTCCCTTACGTCTCATGGGATTAATCAATGAAGTGGAAACGAACACCGCAGGGGTACGTGATTACTACTGCGACGATAACCCGCGCCGGGCCGATTGAGTATTACGCCCACGAACTGGGGTTAACCGGCAGCGATGCCAACAAAAAAATTACCGTTATCCGCACCCTCGACGAACTGTCAAAACCCGAAACACTCGCTTCCTTCAACGGCCTCCCGTTCACCATTACTCACCCCGATGACGGGGAGGTGACCGCTGCAGACCATAAAGACAAGGCATCTGGTCACATTGCTAACACACGCATCGAAGGTGGTGAGGTGGTTTGCGACGTTTATCTGACAGATGCCGTGGCAATCGAGACGCTCGAGGAGACGGGGATACGTGAGGTTTCAGTGGGGTATGAGCCTGCGGAGCTGGTGGAGCGTGGCGGGAAGTTTTACCACATTAACATTCGCGGCAATCACGTCGCGGGCGTGGCAGAGGGGCGTTACGGGCCTCAGTGTAAGTTAAACGACAAAAAAGGTAAGCCAATGTTCAAAACATTAACTGATGCCCTGCGTTTCCTGAAGGGCAAAAAACTGAAGGATGCGGAAGGCGCCGCGCTAACTCCTGATGAACTGGTCGGAATGATCGCCGCACTGGAAAAAGCTCTGGAAGATTTGAGTGGGCAGGGAACAGAAGAAGCGACGGCGCAGGCTCAGGAAGTGCTGGCGCAACTCGCAGACCTCAAGAAACAACTGGAAGGCATGACCGGGGCGCCGGTGACCACCGATGAAGATCCAGGTACTGCTGGTGGCGATGACAAGGACACGAAAATCGCTGCGCTTGAAACCGAAAACGCCGATCTTAAAGCGAAGATTAAGGCGCTGGAAGACGAGCTTGAGCAACTGAAATCTGGCAATGAAACCAGCACTACGCTTGCTGACGCAAAAGCCCGATTCCCGAAAGTTAATTTCAACGATGCCAAATCAGCGCGTGACGTTCGCGCCGCTGTTCTGGTGAGCACTAAGGCATTTAACGATGCCCAGGTCAAAACAATGACCGATAGCGAAGTACGTGCGGCTTACGCAGCCATTCAGGCGACCTCTAAGCCGCGTAGTGAAATCGGTGCTCACCTGCTCAACGACTCCTCGAAACAAAGCACCAAAACCGCAACTCAACGCCTTGGGGGTAAATAATCATGGCATTTGGATTCACTGACTGGGACGGTGCCAGCGGCACCATTAAACCGGGTTCCATCAAACGCGCATCCAGCTCCAACGATAAGGTCTGGGGCGAAGAGAACCGCACCGAAATCGCACTGCCATACGGCACGTTTGTCGCCGTCAATCCTGAGGGTGGCGTTATGCCACTGGCGGCAGGGACACGTATTCACGGGATTGTGGTTCGTGACATTTATGGCGACGCCGCACCGCACAACAAGCAGGTAAACGTCGGACATTTTTCCCATGGTGATTGCGTGGGCGCGCTTACGGTTGAAGACGCTGATTTTGCCCGCGGCGACACGGCGTACATCGTTGCAACCGGGGCGGATGCCGGAAAGGTCACCAATGAGGCGGCTGGCAATATCGATCTGGGTTACTGGGTTGAAGACGTGAGCGCAGGCAACAACTGCGTTGCTATCACCCTGGGTTACGTACAACAAACGGCGGGAGTATAACCAATGCCAATGGAAGCCGCAGAATTTGAAGAAGTGCTGCAGGAAGCGCTGACTGAGCGTGATATGCAGCTGCAGGAAAAAGAACTGCCGGAAATCAATATCGGTGAGGCCATTCCGGTGAAAGAGGGCCTGGATTTCTCGCTGGACTATGTTGATTTCGGCGTGTCCGAAGTGGTCGGTTCGGTTAAAGACGGCATCATCGGCAATAAAACCAACAGTCTGAAAACCATCGACAGCGAAATCGAATGGCTGAAAGCACCTGTTGGCCAGTGGGCTAAAGCAGCCACCTGGACACAGCAGGAGCTGGAAAAGATTGCCCGCCTGAATATCAGTTTGCAGTCCAAAAAGCAGGACGACCTTTATGCCAACGCCCTGGCCACCATTCAGTATGCAGGTTATGTCGGTCACCAGGGGGTAAAAGGTCAGGAAGGGCTGTTGACGGGCAAGAACGTCCAGTTAATTTCTGATACCAGCAACAAAACCATTGCGGACATGAGCTCTGACGAGTTCGTTAAGCTGGTCCTGGATGCCTATAACGTCGCCTGGCGCAAATCCAGCTACCGCATTCAGCCAACGAATATCGCTATGGATGCCAGCGATTTTATGCTCGCCATGCAGAAGTTTGACCCGAACCCCATCATTGTCGGCACTGACATGCTGCCGATTGCGGCGATGGATCGCATCATGGCTGCGCTGCGCAAAGCCTCCGGCAACGAGTCCTTTAACATCTCGTTCGTTAAAGTGCCGAGCAATTACGCAGTTGGCATTAAGGCAGGTAAAACCCGAATGGCGGTTTACACCTACGAATCGGATTACGTGGAAATGGAAGTTCACATGCCGGAACTACTTGCCGTACGGCAGCGCGATCTGCTGACCTATGAGTGCGGATATCGCTCAGCCTTTGGTGGCGCTATGTGGAAACAGCCGCAGTCCGCTGTTTATGTCGATTACAAATCCTCACCGGCACCGCAGTAAACAAAGGGGGTAGCATGGAATTCAAAACACGTTACCCCGAATTTGCCAGCACCTCACCTGAACGTATCGCAGGCGCGCTACAGGATGCAGAAAACCAGATGAGCCGCAAAGTATGGAACAAGCTCTATGAGCAAGGGCTTCATGCTTTAGCGGCGCATTTGCTTTACACCTCCGGTGCGCTTAGCCCGTCAGGTAGTCATCATGGTAAGCCCACTCAGGCAATTATTAACCGCGCTGTCGCTGGTGTGTCGGTGGGCTACTCTGCGCCGGACGCAGGTTTCGGCACAAACCATGGCGGCTTCGGATCCAGCAGTTACGGCCAGGAGTATTTACGGCTGCGTAAGCTGGTGGGCGTGCATGTGCTGGCTATTCGGTAATGAACAGGGAGTGATTTTTCTATGACTCCGGAAGAAACGCTCAAAATCACCACTGAATACCTGAAGAACCTGGAAGCGATGAAAACGCATTACGTCGCCGTGGGGTTGCCGGCGGGCAAAGTGGGAAATAAAACCCACGATGACGGAACATCGATAATTGAGGTCGGGGCGGTTCACGAATTCGGTGCTGAAATTGATCACCCTGGCGGTACGGGTTATATGGCAACTGGTGGGAAAGCTACTTTTACCCGTAATTCGTTCATGGGGCCGGTTAGTGGTTTCACTGCAGCCCACAAGATAACCATTCCTGAACGTTCCTTTCTTCGCGCTCCCTTCACCCTCAAAAAGTCGGAAATTAACCGGGCTATCGAAAAGGCATGTGAGGCCGTAGGCTCCGGGAAAATGGATGCAACTACCGCATTAGAACTGGTAGGAGCCACTGCGCGGAATATCAGCGTGAAAGCCTTTGAAACGGCGGGGTATGGCACGTGGCCAGATATCACAGAAGCAACGAAAAAAGCCAAAGGTTCGTCGGCAATCCTGATTGATAAAGGGCAATTGCGAGGAACAATTACATGGGAGGTTCGTAAGTGAGCGATTTATCTGACCTTGATATGAGCAACGCGCTAATCGGCTGGGAGCGGCCCGTTAAACTTAAAACCCGAACTGAAACCACCATTGATTTTGAGCCGACAGTAATCGTCACGAGCCAGGACATTCTCGCGGTGGTCCAGAGCGCCAACAAAGAAAACCTGACGATGGATAGCCTGGACTGGTCGAAAGAGTATTTGCTTATCCATGCACGGCTGAAAATCGAAACAGGCCAGTACATTGAAAAAGATGGACGGGATTATAAAGTCGTCTCGCCAGCTGATTATATGGACTATGGATTTTGCGCTGTTATTGCCGAGGAAACAAAACTCCCGCTACTGGTTCCAGCGCCATGATCCAGCCGCATCTTAAGGCTGTGGCGCGCTTTGTGCGTGATCTCCTGGGTTATGACGAGCAGCTTATTAAATTCGACCGCAGGAACATTCAGGCCTCCGATTTCTCAACCAGTTACATCGTTGTTAACGGCTCGCTCCCCCAGTCGGTTCTGGCGCGCGGACAACGATTCAACGGTGCAACGGAAGTGATGACATACACCGCCTCGGTGAGTCATTCGATTGTGCTCGAGTTCTGGGGGGACAATGCCGGTGCCAACGCAGAAGCCTTTCTCATGTTGAGTGAGAGCCAGCGCGCTAACGAGCTACGGCGCATGCATTCCCTGACTATCATGGCTGTTTCAAATATCACCGATGTCGGGCAGTTGCTCGGTCAATCCCACGGCAACCGCATTCACCTCAGCTTTAACGTTCAGTATGCGCCGGCGCACGACGTACAGACTCTGCGTATCGACACGCCGGAATTTCAATTTTTAGAGGACAAGTAAATGCCTGCTTCAATCAACAATGTCATTAACGTGACTCTTCTGGAAGAAGGACGGGCGGCCGCGCGCGATAACATCAACGTCTGCGCCATTTTGACCAGCCAGCCTGGGGTACTTAGCTCCGCCGAACGCTGGCGCTCCTATAAATCGCCGTCAGCGGTAGAGCAGGACTGGGGGGCGTCTTCAGTAACTGCGGCTTTTGCAAACGCATTTTTTGGAACAAGCCCAAACCCGGTATCAGCAGGCGGTACGCTGGTAATTGGCTACTGGAATGCAGCGGGCGACACGTTGCCAGCTACCGCCGGTAATCTGCGTGGCGCTGAAATATCGCAGGCTGCGATCCTTTCAGCATTACGCGGGCATGACGACTGGTCGTTCACCATCGAAATAGATGGCGTAGAACTTGATGTGACAGGGATTGATGGCACGTCCGCGGCGACACTTTCCGATGTTATTTCTCAGGTTCAGGCGTCTATCACCCCTGCCATTGCCTCGGTGGTATTTGATGGTGCCCGTATCGTTATTACCAGTAAAACCACGGGCGCAGGTTCATCAGTAGGTTTCCCGGTTGCCGCTACAGAAGGCACGTTTATTGGCGATTTGCTGGCGATTGCCTCTGGATCTGGCGCAGTGAAAAATGACGGCGCCGCGCCCGTGCCAGTTCCACCGGAAACACAGCTTGAAGCTGTCAGCCGTCTTAAGGCGCTGGTAAATGTTAAAGGGATTGCTTTCATCGACAAAATTCTCGATGCGCAGGTGCCGTTAATCGCTTCATGGGCTAAAGCGAATGCAGTGATCGTTTATGAGACGTTTACCGGTGCCGCAGCTCTGGAGGTTGACCCGACTAACCCGGCGTGGGCGGTAACACTAGCCAGCCAGAGCAATTTCCGCATGCTCTACAGCAAGGCTGGTAACCGGAAATTCGGCGTCAGTTATATGGCGCGAACGCACACCGTTAATTTTAATGGCGAACGCACGGCCATCACGCTGCATCTGAAAACGATGAATGTTCCGGCTGAGGATTACAGTCAGACGGAAATCGACAAGGCAAAGCGCGTGGGCCTGGACATTTACACCACGATCAAAGATGTGCCGTGCGTTCTGACCAGCGGCGCGAATGATTTTGTGGATAACGTTTATAACCTCATGGCCTATGTGGACGCCGTGCAGACCGACTCTTTCAATCTGCTGAAAACCACGCCAACCAAGGTACCGCAGACCTACTACGGCGTTGACCAGCTTGAAGATTGTGCGGAGAAAACCACTCGCGGGTTTGTGCGTGCCGGCGTCTTTAATCCCGGCACCTGGACGCTTCCGGATTTCTTCGGTGATCGCGATATGTTCCTGCGCAATATCGAACAGAACGGATTTTACGTCCTGGCCGGTGACCTGAAAGACCAGTCAACCGCAGACCGCCAGGAGCGTAAGTCACCGGTATTGCAAATCGCTGTTAAGAATGCCGGCGCCGTGCACAGCGAAGACATCATTATTAATTTCAACAAGTAAGGAGCGGTAAATGTCTCAGATTGTTATCAGCGCAGATACCGCCACTATCGTGCTTAACGGGCGAATCATTACGGATATCGCGGCGGGGGATTATGTCACGCTGACGCCGTCAAATGCGTTAACCAGCCGTGCCAACAGTGCCCAGAACGGTGTAACCATTTCCCGGCGCGTGGATGCTGGCGTGCATGTTCTTGTGCTCCGGGTTCAGAAGTTTTCGAACGATGACGTGTGGCTTAACCAACAGCGTAACGCGGCTATTCCGGTAATTATCAACGGTTCTATTAAGGAGTCGTTTGTGCGGGATGGTGCGGCGCTGAAGGAAACGTACGATCTTCAGGCCGGCTCTTTCACTACTCAGCCGACCCAGACCAAAAACAACCAGGACGCCAACGCACTCATGGAGTACACCATTGAGTACCGCAACGTCGTTCGCAACGTGTAGGGTTAACCATGTCAAAAGAAAAAGAGCAGCAGGAAAAAGCGCTGGCGATGATTAAGGCCGTTTACGATGACGGCTTCGCTGAAATTAACGGCAACCGCTACGATTTTGCCGCTATGACCCACAAAAAGCGCCGCAAAGTTTTTGCTTTCTTCACGGGAATTGCCAGCGAATTATCGCGTCAGTCTCTGGAGTTCCTGGATACCGAGCGCTTCGAAGAAATTGAAAAGCTGATGTTTGATTATGTGCTGTACGACGACGTACAGCTGTCAAAGCAGCCGGATCACTTTGAGTCGTTCCCCGGTGACTACATCATGCTAATCACTACCGCGCTTCAGGTTATCAGCCTGCCTTTTATGGGCGGGAGCAATATGAACTCACGTTCAGAAGCTCCAGACGTTCAGAAATTTACGTTAAATCCTCGAACATAAGCGACGACATGAGCATGTATCTGGCGCTGGCAAAGGCCGGATACGGGCCCTATCACGAACTTGTCAAACTAGATACGCCCGAGCTGTTTGACATGCTTGAGTTCGAAAATATCAGCGCGGATATCCAGCATCACGAAGCGGAGAAGGCCCGTAATGGCAATAGTTAACGAGCTTATTACCAAATTCGGTTTTATCGGTAATCTGACACCCCAGGAAACCTTCAACGCCAACCTGAAAGCCTCTATTGGTTTGCTCGCCGCGATGGGGGCTGCGATTGCGGGCTCGGCCGCAGGGATTGCGGGCTGGGTAGCCTCTGTCAGTGACACTGTGGACCCGATGGTTCAGTTCAGTCGAGAAACGGGTGTGGCTATAGAAACCATCCAGACCCTGGGTTATGCCGCATCTGTTAACGGTTCAAGTGTTGACGCGCTGCAGAGTTCACTGGCTGAAATGACCAAGCGCGTTGGAGAGTTTGTCTCTACCGGGGAAGGGGAAGCAAAGGACGTCGCCGGGCGGCTTGGCCTTAAGTTCAGGGATTTGAACGGCCATGTTAAATCATCCGACGTAATATTTCGGGATCTGGCGGACAAGCTGCACGGTATGAGCCAGGCGGAAAAGTTTTCCGTTCTGGACAAGATGGGTATCGACCGCTCTATGGTGCAGTTGTTATCCATGACGGGAGAGGAAATATCTTCGTTGCAGAACCAGGCCGAGGCGCTGGGTATTGTTACACAGGAACAGGCCGATCAGTTTGCCGCCTATAACGATTCGCTGACCACGCTGGGGAAAGGTTTTGAGGGTATCAAATTTCAGGTAGCCGTTGGATTCGTGCCAGTGTTGAAAGAGCTGGTAGACGGATTTACGAACTTCCTCATTGTTAATAAAGATCTCATCAAAGACGGACTCTCGCATCTTGGGGAAATTATATTTTCGGTAATGGGGATGATCCGTCGCCTTATGCCAATCGTCGCCGTGGCCACAGCCGGGTTTATTGCCTGGAAAATTGCGGCGATTGGGCTCCGGACTGTGCTTGCCACGATATTCTCGCCCGTAGTCCTGATTACCGCGGCTATCGTCGCCATTATTCTCGTTATCGATGACCTGCTGACAGCTATGGAGGGTGGTCAGAGTGTAATTGCAGACTTCTTCAGTGATAACTGGGGCATCGATATAGTGCCCGCTCTGAACGCCGCTAAAGCCGCTCTGATGGCCTTTATCGATTACGCCATTAACGTCTTTAAACCGCTGGCTGATGCGATCGCTTCCATGTTCAAGATGGTGTGGCATCTCATCACAGGCGCGTTTACGGGTGACTTTCAGGATGCGATGAATGACGCACAGAATGTGTTTGATTCCCTTGTTGCGTTTATCACCGGTGCTTTCGGCGTCGTCGGGGACGCGATTAAGTACGTTTTCGGTGATGCCGGGGAGTTCATTGTTAGCGTATTCACAACTGCCATTGAAAACACAAAGCTGATGTTCTCCGCGCTCTGGAAAGTGGTAACCGGCGACTTCAAAGGTGCATGGGGTGACGTTGTAAAAATCTTTGATAACAGCGTCCAGTTAATGAAAAAACCGTTTGTCGCATTCATCGACTGGGCCAAAAACCTCTTTGCCGGGCTGGGTAAGTACATCGGAGATGTCATCAGTAATGCCGCGTCAAATGCATGGACTGCAACAAAGTCGTTCTTTGGTTTCAGCGAGGAAGAGCAGCCAACGGGGCCATCAGGCGGCGGTGTTGGTGGCATGGGGGCGAACGGTATTCCGTATGGCATGCCTGGCGTAAATGATGCGCTCAGTCTCACGGGAAATGCGGGTGCATCTAGCAACTCTTACAGCTTCAGTCAACAAAATTACATTACAGCGCCTGATGCCGTGGCGGCTGGTGACGCAGTGGTAGACCGGAGCCAGCAGCAGCAACGTGAAGCACAGCGTCACTATATGAGAGGTGGCAGGTAATGGGGATCCTTGACGGTTTTACGCAGGCGCAGGCTTCCGGGAAAGATACGGTAACGAAGGTGGGGATCGGCGGGTTCGCACTATTTGCCCGTGTCAATGATGGCACAGAATACCCATCTCAGGTTCCGGTAGACGTGCTGGAGGATGGCAGTAACGCCGCTGACGACATTATCAATGGCCCGATTATCATCACCATCAGCGGCGTTGTGGCTGATGTGTATGTCGATGCAAAGCCCGGATCCGCATTTAGCCTCCTGCCAGACTATTCGAAATACGGCGAAGTGCTGGAGTACATACCCGCAAAAACTCAGCAGCAGTTGCAGCGAATGAACGAGATCGCCGATCGCGCAGAGCAGAAAATACTTGAAGCAAAGCGCCTGGTGGATAAAGGCGCTGAGCTTTTTGGACTGGTGGGTAATCCAGTGCAGGGCGGGGCGAAAGGCATTCGTGAGCAGTTCCTGGACTTCATGGAAGCTATTTATTACGGAAAGCAGCTTATTTCGCTGGAGGTCGATTACCGCACGCACGAGAACATGGCTCTCAGCGGACTGACAATCGGCACTGATAACCAGACGCAGGACACGCGATTTGAAGCCAGATTCACAAAAATAAACTTTACCCAGCTGACCACCACGCCCATTGAGCAACACTTTAAATCGCCCTCTCCCGCCGCCAAATCTAAAACAGCGGGCGTGGCGAATAAGGGCGCGCAGACGCCGGCGGACAACACAAAGTCCAGGCAGGAAAAATCTAGCTTGAAAGCAACAGTCGATGCTGTGAAATCGCTTTATGGGAGGTAGTCTTTGGATCTTATAACAAATATCACAGATGAGCCCATCCAGCGACATATCCTGCTTTTTGACCGTGGTGAGGCTGTACTTACCCTTCGTCACCTCCCAACGGTTGAAATGTGGAAAATGCGCGTGGAGTACAACGGCGATCACATCGACGGCGTAAAACTGTCGCTGGGTACGCTACATTTTCGGCACAAAAACTGGCCGTTCGATATTGCGTTGCTTTGCACTGATAACTCTGGCCTTGACCCATATCGTGCTGATGACTTCGCCAGTGGTCGCATTGAAATGTACCTGATCACACCGGAAGAAATGTCTGAGATACGCGGGGGAGATGTGTCTTAATGGAAACCTTTTATCGTGACTATCGGCTGACGGTAGGAATCGGCAATCAGGCTGTGATTATTCAGCCGCCAATAACCATATCTTTCAAGGCGCTCGAATCGGTCAACAAAAAATCCCTGGGCAAGCTGAGCGTGTCCGTCAACGGGTTAAAGCCTTCTACGCGTCTGCAACTGGTCAAGGCTGAGGACGAAGAGAAGTATATTCCGGTAAGGCTGGAGGTCGGTTATAACGGCAGGTTGCGACAGGTATTTCAGGGATCGGTTAAAAGTGGGGCAGTAAAACGTGAGGGGCCGATTCATATAGTCAGCTTGGAATGTGAGGATGGTGGACACGATTATATCAACGCCTTCACATCGCGTACGGTACGCGGGAAAAATCAGGTCGTCGACTCCGTTCTTCAGGACATGCCAAACACGAAAAAAGGTTCGGTGACGAAGCAGCAGGCGCTTATCAGGCCGAAGGTTCTGGTGGGTAGTTCCAGTAAAATCATTAGTGACATGCTGGCGCCGGATGAAGATTTTTTTATCAAAGATGAACGCCTCCATATCCTGAAAAGCCATGAGGTAACTTCGGGCAATATCCCGGTTGTGAATGCGCGTAGCGGCCTGCTAAATACGCCTCAGGCTACGAAGATTAGCGCGCAGGATGACGGCGGGAAAAAGGCCAAAAAGCCGACCAATGAGCCTGATACGGATCCGGCTGGCAAAAAAGACACTGACTCGAGCACTTTAGCCAAATCATCAAAAGGGCAGATTGTATTCGATACAAAACTGAATCCAATGCTGGTAATCGGCGGTCTTTGCGCAGTTGAGAGTGTAACGAACCCCGCGTTAAACGGGGTTTATAAGATTTACCAGATTGAAACCAGCGGGCAGAATAACGGGGCGGCCTGGTATCAGAAGGTTGTCTGCCAGCCTGCTGTGAATTACAGAGTAGTCAAATGACTATTTCATATCTAGGCAAATGGTTGCGACATAATCTGCCGCCGCTGAAAGTAATATTGCATCGAAATCCGTGTTTCCACTTGATTCCTCCGGCGGCAAAGATTTTTCGTGAGCGATAAAGTCACGCTTTATTTTCAGGCAAGATTTTTTCTCTTTGAGTCCGTCTCTCACAAATCCTCGAAGATCTTTTTCAGTTTGAGGAAGCGATGCAATCACTTTGTTTTTATTTTCTTCTGTCGTATCCAGAGATTGTATGGCTTGTGTCATTTCGCTTTCAAATTTTGTTTTAGCGATGTCTGCATAAGGCCCGGCGGCTGCTGGGAAAGATGACAGAAAAATGCATGAGAGGATTATTTTTTTCATGTGCATGCCATTAACCTTCTTTATTTTGCAATTTGAGTAGGGGTTCTTGAGGCTAAGTTGATATTTACTTATTAGTTTGACCTGAAGCTTGCTGCGTAACTTCTGGTTTATTACCTTCTGCGGAATGTTTTTGTGAAAGCCAGCCCAGAGCAATAACAATTACGACTATTAAAAATATTTTTTCGCCAGTAGATAACCTCACTTTTCCACCGGCGTCTTTGAATGCCTTTTTTTCCTCTATGGAAAGTTTCCTAAACTGTTTGTTTGTTAAAACCAGCCTTAATGGTGGTGTTGGCGTTTCATTCGGATCGTTGTCGAATTGCGTTGAGTTGGCAAAGAAACCAAGCCGCTCTGTGGTCTCCCCTGACTCACTATCACCAGGTTTAGATGAGGTCTCTTTGTGCCCGGGGAGTAGATTACCAGTCGTGTAAGACAATCCAGAGCCAGGGATTCCAGCCGTTGCCTTTACACCATTCTTTCCGATGTTTAGCGATGCTCCACGCTTACCGATTGTTGCACTGGTGATCCCGCTCTTCCCGATGTTAATTGAAATACCGGGAGCAATTTTTATGCGCTTTCTGAACTTAAATCCCATGAGTGACTTTCCTTATATCTAAACGATGCCGTAGGTTCACTTGATAACGACCGTGTAGCGTTCAGCGATCTTTTGGCCTTGCAGGACATCATTAAACCTCGCTTCGGCGGTTTTTTTACAGGCGTAGCACATGACCGAAGAACTTCACGACACTATCAGTCTGGGCGTCGAATTCGCGCTGGCTGACGTGCACACCATTGTTGTCGCAAAAATAACTGCTGTAAACGATAAAACTATAAGTTGTGTTCCAGTTATCAATCGGGTCGTAAAAGGTGAAAGCAAGAAGTTACCTGAGTTTATCGAAGTACCTCCTGTGATATTGCAGGGTGGTAATAGTTATATTGCAGAACCAGTCTCGGCAGGCGATTACTGTCTCGTTCTCATCTCTGAACGTTGCTACGACGCATGGTATGCCGGTAGCGACTTCGTATCCCCTCTTGAGATGCGCATGCACGACTATTCTGACGGGTTTGCGTTATGTGGGGTAAATCCTCAGGCCACCTCTATCAGCATCCCTTCCAAACGCCGGATGATTCAGGGCGATTCTGACCACATCGGATCGATGTATCTCACCGGAGATATTGAGCAGGATGGGGGAAAAACAACTCTTGAAGAGTGCGAGGTGCTCGGACAGATGAAGTACGGAACTCTTCAGACTGCCGGTAAGAATGGTGTAACGGGGCAGTTCAGAAGTGACGACGGCAAAACAATCACAGTAACTAACGGCATCATTACGGGGATCTCATGATTGTTTCAGCACTGGATAAAAATGATGACTGGGGATTCGGCCGTGGGCGGGCGAATTATATTACCGGTGGTGCGGCCATCGCACAAAAAGTGAAGTGTCGGGTGCGTTCTTTTAAAAACGATAACCTTCTCAATATGGATGACAACATCGACTGGCTATATCTGCTGTCCGAGAAAAACACCGAGCAGGAAATACTGCGTGAAATCGAGCGAGTAACGCTTTCTACGGACGGGGTGATACGCATTATTAACCTGTCGATGGAGGTTAATAAATCCACCAGGGTGCAGAAAATCGAACTGCGTATTGAAACCGTATTCGATGAACAGACGATTATATTCCCTGTCAGCGGAGCGTTAAAAAATGGCATTACAGTTTAACGACAAGGGTCTGGAAATAAATACCTTCAGGGATTTGTTTCAGTTTCTGAGTGATGGATACAAAGGGATTTATGGGCAAGATATTGATTTAGACCAAGAGTCTCCCGACGGTCAACGTGTTGCAATCGAAGCGCAGGCGCGAGCGGATATTGAAGCGGCACTCCAGTGGCTTTATTCGCAGATGGATCCTGATTTCAATACCGGGGATATGCAGCAAATTATAGCCAAGTTACATGGTCTTTACCTGCGCCCCGGTTCGCGCTCTCAGCGGGATCTGAAAGTCACAACCGACAGGCCAGTTCTTTTATACAACGGTTACCGAATTCGTGACCAGGCCAACCAGGTGTGGTTCATAAAACAGGATGTAACTGTGCCTTCCGGTACGACTACAGTCACTTTCTTTGCGCAGAACTTCGGGAAAGTGACCGGGTTGGTTACTGACTCGTTTACGCAACTGACTCCTGAGCCGGGAATTCTGAATATCTTTGCTGATGCTCCTGCCGTCGTCGGCAGGGATGAAGAAACGCCGGAACAGTTTCGCCAGCGCCGGAATCGCTCTCTGGAAAACCCGGCGACGGGTAGCACCGGTGCGATATTCGCAAAGGTCGCGCAACTGGCAGGAGTAACCGATCTCAATATTGGAGAGAACGATACAAAGATTGATGACGCGACAACAGGCATTCCTGCTAACTCAATATGGCTTGTGGTGGAGGGTGGGGCGGTATCAGAAATTGTCGAGATCATGGTAAAGCAGAAAGGAGGAGGAACGGGAACAAAGGGGAGCGTTACCGGGCGTTACGTTGAGACTGTCGTGCGACCCGATGGGTCGACCATGCTCATAGCCCATGACCTCCGATTTGATCGTCCGGTCTATAAACCTCTGCACATCAAGCTGACCGCTAAACGAAAAGTCACCAGCGACCCTGTCGATACTGACACTCTGAAAGCAGTACTGGCAAAGCGTGTAATGCACATTGGTGAAAGTGTCGATGCCAACGAATTTTATGAAAATGGTTACAGCGTTGGTCGGGTTAATTTCGTGTTGACTAACTTACAGATAAGTGAAGATGGTGTGAGCTTCACTGATGGCGAACTTTCCCCAGGTTTTCAGGGAAAGTTTACGCTTGATGTAATGAATATCGCCATCGACGAGGTGATCCCGTGAATGACGATATCGTTAACCGCTACACACTGATGCTCATTAAGCAGTATTGGGAGAAGCCCAAAGCAAAGGCCGAAATAGAGGCCATGTTGGCACTGTGGCAGATCATCGCCGACTTTATACGAAACCCGGCTAATTTTGACCTGGACAGCGTTACCGGGTACCGACTCGACGTGATAGGTCGCATTGTTGGATTACCCCGCAGCGTCCCTGAGGTGCTGGCTAAAGTTTTTTTTGGATTTCAGAGGCACCTCAATTCAGTGGGCTTTGGCAGTAAATCAAACGCAGCATACTCTGGCGCGCCGTTCTTCAGCAAATTCTCGCCAGCCTACGGACCTTATCAGCTGGGCGATAATGAGTACCGACGATTTCTACGAGTAAAAATAGCGAGGAACGCAGCAGCGGCGACCATAGCGTCTGAAGATCGCGTAAGCCTGCAGGATGTTATCCAGGCAGCGTTTAACGGCAGGGCGTATGTTACAGACCGTCAGGATATGACGCTCGCTCTTAACGTTTCTCCTCAGGTATCTGTGGACGAGCTGCGGCTAATTGTGAGGCTCGGTCTGTTACCTAAGCCGGCAGGTGTCCGTTACGAATATTTTTATCAGGTGACCCCCGTCATGACCTTCGGTTTCTCACGAAATCCGGACGCCAGGGGATTCGCCAGCAAATTTAACACCGCCTACCAGGGCGGTTTTTTTTCGAGGAAAATTCATGTCTAAAATTGAGCGCTATCAGGGGAATGTACAGGCATTTGCATCCGCCGCGCAGGGAGTGGAAAGAACCGTTTTTGGCGGCACTGAGCAAGCTAACGACCTGACCTCACAGATAACCGCTGCGTTCTTGCGTGGGTGGGGTATCGTCGGCCCGTCGGAGCATCCGTCGCTTGAGGACTTCAATGCGGCAATGTATGCAATGAGTCAGTTCATTGCGTATCAGCACCAAATGGGGATTCCAGAGTGGCATGCAGAACAGGAATATCATATCGGTTCGATCTGCACACATAACGGCGAATCTTATCAGTCCTTACAAAATGCAAATATTGGTAGCCAGCCGCCATCAGCAAAATGGACTCCTGTATTAACGTCGAAAAATGGTCTCGCAAACCTTGGTTTAAAAGAAGCGCGCTTTGCCGTTGTCACCACTTCCCAGTCCGTTACTGTTCCCGACTGGGTAACAGAAATCTATTTATCAGGCTGTGCTCCTGGCGGTGGCGGCGGCGCGGGTGCAGGGGCTGCTGGCAATGGATTTGTTGGCTCTGGCGGTGGAGGCGGAGGT